TCTTTGGTTTTGATGGATGTTGCTTTCCAGATTCACAAGAGAAGTAATCCCTTGTCCTTTTAACCTTGCGGTAAAGAGATCTATCCACTTCCCATCTACCTTCCTCTACATTCGTAACAAACTCTGTCATAAACTTCTCTGCATTCTTCACATGCGAGTGAGTAAGAATTGTCTTTATTGCTTTAGCCATAATAATAAAATCAGTTTGGATAATAAAGAGAAGAGATTAACTCTCTTCTCCTGCAAGATTTACATCAGCATCTACTTTGTCATAGAGTTCCAAGAATGATTGCTTAGTCTCTTCATCAAAACGATTGACACAAACCTTGATTGACTTCAAACGATCATTCCAAATTGCGAATGCACGAATGATATGAACCAATCTACGAGTTGAAATAACCTCATCAATGCCACCATCCTTAAATGTTCTACGAATGATGTCTGCCCAATTAGCAAGACTTTCACAGAACTGTTCGTCTAGTACACCAAGGTTACCAGATACCTTCTTCAGTATCTTGGTCTCAATAGACACTGTAGGATACTCTTGCTCAAATGTCAAGGCAAATCTTTCAAGGAATGCTTCATTCAATACATTAGTACCGATGAATCTACCGTCATCACTGCCTTTACCCTTAGTGTTTGCAGTAGCAATGATATTAAATCCTGACTTTGGTTTTACAAATCTACCTACTTTCTTAAGGAACACACCTTTACCTTCAAGTATGGATTGGAGACATAGGACTTTGTTGCTTGCCAAGTCAACCTCATCGAGTAGCAAGATAGCTCCTCTTTCAAGTGCTTCCACGACAGGTCCGTTATGCCAAACAGTTGCCCCATCGACAAGACGGAAACCACCAATAAGATCATCCTCATCTGTCTCTATGGTAATGTTAACTCTAATTAATTCTCTACCAAGAGCAGCACATGCTTGCTCTACACTAAAGGTCTTACCATTACCTGATAGACCAGTAATGAATGTAGGATAGAACATACCTGACTGAATTATTTTCTTAACATCAGAGAAGTTACCAAACGGTACATAGTTTGGATCTTTGTCTGGTATAAGATTCTCTTCTACAGCAGGTATTGCTGGTAGTCCCTCATAGACTCTCTCTAGTTTCTCTGCAACAGTAAGGTTCCATACACCACGAGTAACTTTCTGAAACTGTGGAAGTTTATTAATTCTTTTAGCAACACTTTGTGGTCTTACACCAAAGTGTGTAGCAGCACCTTTGACTTGATCACTAGTAACTGTTTCACCATCACTTGATAGGAAAGTAATCAAATCTTCATCAGTGAATTTTTTGTCGAATGCCATTTGAGTATTTGTTTTGTATGTACTAAGTATAATGGGTATTGAATAGAATGGGGAAGATAGTGGACACTTCCCCAACTGGTTACGCTATGTGCGAAACAAATGAGTTAAGAAGCTTCTTGTTGGTGGACTTACTCTTAAGCATCTTCTTGAATGCTCTAGTAATTTGTGCTTTAGTTGCATCCTCCTGTACTTCAAACTCATTATCATCCTCAAGATCTTTTGAGGAGATAGCATAAAGAGCAGTATATCCTTTAGGGAATGGAAGAATAGCAGACTTCTCTTTTCTCCACTGTTTCTGTACTTCCTCATAGTGTGAGTAGTCAGCAAATCTAGCAACGAATTCAGATAGTCTCTTGGCAGGAAGAATACGGAATCCTATTACATTCACACCAGGATTTCTATCACGAAGTTGCTCGATGAATGTAGCAGTACAAGTATTCCATCCATCCATCTTACTATAAACTCTTCCAGTCTTACGATCTCTTAGTTGAACATAACCATAATCAAGACTACGAGCAGATATATAATCCTCACGATCTATTCTCTCAACGAGACAACCATAAGAAATACTATTTGCTTCACCATCAGTCAAGATACAAGTATTAACTTTATGAAGATCATTCTGCTTTTTGAACTGAGGAATGATATAGTTAAGAAGAACAATTGCTTCATTCAATGGAGTTCCAGAAAGACTTAATCCTGGTGTGTATTGATAAGAAGTCTTGTTGCAAAAACTATATGCTTCTCTGAAGAAGTTTCTGCACTGTCTCTCATAATCCTTAGGATTAGAACGAGAAGAAACAAAGTTAACTAAATGGAATCCACCTTCATTCAAATGAATTTCATTTCTAACTAAATTTCTATCATCTCTACTATTACCATACCATCCATAATAATGTTCAATTGGTTCTCCACTCTTGATAGCACGCTCTGCTATCTGCCACTCATTTGTGAAGGCATATACTTCAAATGGAATCTGAACTTTCTTACAGAATGCAGTTAAGTTAAGAAGTTGCTTAACAGTAGCAAGTATTTCATACTGCATAGAACCTGACCAATCAAGAACAAAGATCATACCGTGATTCTTACCATCAGGAACAATGTTTATTCTCTTGAATAGATCATCATTGTACTTGTAAGTGTGAAGATTTTTTGTATCTAATACACCAGTTCTTGCTGTAGAAGATCTTGCATATGCATCAGCAGACTTACGACACTCAAACTCTTTAACAAGATAGTTAACTTCTTTCTTGTTCTCATTACGAAATTCTTGATACTCACGATCAACATCTTCGTAGTATGCCATCCATCTATATTCTGGATCTTCTGGTGGTTCCTGTTCACCTGCATTCTCATCAATCCAGTCATGAACTACTTTCCAATCAACCACAAACTTATCAAGATCAACCTTCTGAGGAATCTCAACATAAGTTATTTCTCTACCATTGTAAGAAGGTTGAGTTAAGTCTCTTGTCTTTCTATCAAACTTCTCTTGAGTGCTACCTTCTTCGTAATGCTCACCACCACCTTCTGAAAAACTAGGTGTATCTAATTGAGCAGGATCATCACTTGGAGATGATGAAGGTGTTTGATATTCTTCATCTATCTCTTCTCCTTCTTCATCTTCACCTTCTCCTGCTGTTGGAACCTCAAGTTTTCCATCACCATCGGGAGAAGATGGTTGTTGATTCTGTAATTGCTCCTGTTCTGCTTTCTTCTTACCTTCTATAAAGGTATGAATATCTTCAGCAAGGCTTAATACATCTTCAAATGTTTCAGTGGTCTCTGCTCTTGTTACAAATACTTTCTCATCATCTTCAAAAGGAATCATAGCAGCAGCACCAACCTTATAATATAGGTTGATACGATCAATAAGAGAAAACTGTGTTAAATCCTCATCTTGAATCTCAAAAAAGTCTAATGCATTAAGTTCAGCATATCCACCAGCAAAGCTCTTACGAAGACCAGGATACTTACGCTTCATTAATTTCTCAATTCTTACATCCTCAACAACATTAACATAAGGTTGAGGTGCTTTAAAATCTCTAGGATCATCATTAGGTGTGAACAGTGCGTGTCCAACCTCATGACCAACAAGCATATCATATACAATGCTGCTTGCTTTATCCCAGTTAGGTAGGGTCAATACCCTAGTGTCCACATTAAACTGTGCAGTGGGTACACTACGATGCTCAACTACTAGGTTCTCTGTTGCTAGAAGTCTTGCGAGATTTCCTTTAATTTCCTGTTGGGACATTCATTTCTTTTGCTGATGTACCTATGATAACAAAGAAATGGGTCAACCGATCAGTGCATGTGTCACTTCGTTAACTGTCTCCTTAAGGATGGAAAAGTTCTTCTCTTTCTCAGCAGTAATGGTTCTATCGAACTTGTCATTCATAGCCTCCTTGTGACTTATGACAAATACATTAGTGCTATCATCGAAATTGCGTAAGATCCAACCAAGATCAGAAGAACCAGATTGATCAAGCGAGCCGTCAAAGATTTCATCTAATATTAAAAGGTTTGTGTCTACTGAATTCTTAAGTTTAGCAACAGAACGCCAAGTAAGCAACAAAGCAATATCAATACGAGCTTTCTCTCCTTCACTGAAGCTGTCATAAGAAAACACATCACGGTATCTAGACTTTATTATCTCCTCAAAGTTCTCATCAAGGGTAAAATTGACATAAAAATCCATACTATGAAGATACTTATTAATCAATTGATTCATAGCAGGAAGATAAGTCTTAATGATTCTAGTCTTAATTCCATTGTCCTTGAGTAGTTGAGATGCTGCTAGTAAAGTATCTTTCTCTTTTCTAGTAGAACTAAGAGTACCCTTCAAGTCCTTCTTGTCTGTAATTAAGCCTTCTAGCTTAATAAATTCTCCTTTCTTGTCAGGATTTAAGCCTTGAAGATCTTTAATCTCATTATCTAGATCACTGATGCCTTTTCGTATGGTTGTAATCTGATAATTTTCCTGAGTAATAGAAGCATTAAGATCAAGAACATCCTTTGATAGTCTCACAAACTCAGTCTCTCTCTTCTCTTCTTTCTCGATAGCATTATTAAGATCATCCAACCCTATCTGTAAATCATCTACTTTACTTTCACCTTCCTTTATCTTATCTTCTCTAAACTCTTCACTTAAAACCTGAGTACATGTAGGACACACATGATTATCAACAAAGAATCCATGTTCCTTTTCACATGTCGCAAGCTTTGTCTGTATCTTTGTTAGGAATTGATTTAATTTCTTAAGTTTATTTTTAGAATTTGATAACTCCTCCATCTGTTTGGATAGTTTTTCAACATCTTCTGTGAGTTTGTGAATATTTTCTGAACTTTCCTGTTCTTCTTCTTTCAATTCCTTAATCTTTTCTTTCTTTTTATCTGCTTCTTCTTTATTTTTCTTCTCCATCTCAAACATATACTTCTTCTGAAGAGTTATTTTCTCCTCTAGTATAGTAATCTGATAATCAAGATCCTTTGTTTCTTCATTATTATCTCTAACCTTATCCTTCAACCTCTGATTCATTACAGAGAATACCTGAATATCAAGAATATCTTCAATGATCTCTCTGCGTTGTGTACCAGGCAAACGCATAAAAGGAACAAAGGTACTAGATCCTAACACTACAATTTGTGTAAATGACTTGAAGTTCATCTTCAATACATTCTGTTCTAGATTCTTCTGCTGATCTACTGCCTTTGAATCCTGATCCCATAACTTACCATTACAAGATACTTCAAACTTAGATGGTTTAATACCACGAGTGATATGATAATTGTTTTTACCGATACCAAACTCTATCTCAACTATAGTGTCCTTCTCATTGACACTATTAACCAGCATACTCTTACTGATTTTTCTAAAAGATCTCCCAAAGAGAGAAAAGGTCAACGCATCTAAGATGGTTGACTTACCAGCACCATTAGTGCCAACAATTAAATTTGTTCGAGCCCCTTGGAGATCTACTTCATTAAATACATTTCCTGTACTCAAGAAGTTCTTCCAACGAACCTTTTTAAAAGTTATCATTCTCTATCATCAGGTGGTATCAATAAATCATCAGGTGTGATCACGGTAAAACTTTGCCCTCTGTCATGACATGCCTTTATTATAACATGGTCTTCCATCTCAATAACTTGCATTTCTGGATAGTCTTCTGCTTCATCTAACATTAAAAGATACCTCTCAGCATCATCATGTTCAAGAAATAAAGGTATAACCCTCTCATCCTTTTCACCGAAGATTGAATATAGTGCCTCTGGTTTATCTTCCAGTGTCACGATAAACATTATACTACCTCACAGCTTTCAATATATAGGGTTCGCATTAAGTTTTTTAAAGAAGTTTTATCTACGGTCATCTCCACCTCATCAATGTATTCATTGAGTAGTGTCAATGTATCCTTAGTAGATATATCTAGATCTTCTTTATCATCTTCAGAAACTAATGTTTCTACTATTTTGACATCGTGTGATCCACTGTTGTATAAACGATCAACCAATGTTTCAAACATTTGGTAGTCTCGCTTCTCTTCTACAATAATCTTTATATACTTGTTAGTATAATAAGAGGTATCAACTTTATTATAGTCGTTATCTATATCATTGTAGTATATTTTGTCAAAGATTTCAAATGGATTTTTGACAAACTTTAACCTATCGGTCTCAGTGTCATAGATATGAAATCCTCTTTGATCCTTATAATCATTCCAGAACATCTGGTATGGATTACCTAGGTATTGAATATTTCCTTTCTTAGATCTATGATGGAAATGTCCAGACCATACTCGATCAAACCTTTTGAATGTAGATGGATCGAATCCACCATGATCAAACTTCATTCCTGGAGTAACCTCAAATCCATCTATTTCTAAATGTCCACAACAAATAGATGCATTTGAATTCTCAAGTGACTCCATTGATATATCTTTGTTACCAGAGTTAATCCAAGGAAGCATTAAAAACTCTTTACTTCCAAACTTAACTTCAGTTGGTTCCGTATATATTTTTATATTATCATACTGTTCCAATAATAACTCAGGAGAATTGATACGATTAGTATTTTTATAATAAGTCGTATGATTCCCTAGAATCATGTGTACATCAATCCCTCTAAGTCTGTCGAAATAATGAGTTTTAATCCTCGCCAGAGTATTATAATCCAGAGACTTTCGATTATCAAATGTGTCGCCAAGATCAAAGACGGTGGTGATACCCTCCTTTTTAAGAGTAGGGAAAAAGATTTCATCATAAAATTGCTGCCAGAAATTCCAAAAAGGTAGCGAACCTTTACGACCATCTAAGTGTTGATCAGTAATGACTGCTATCTTCATAGGAGGGTTGTTTTAATAATATATACCGCTTTAGAATTTGGGTATAATTCTCTTAGTTTTCTTATTACTGCTAATTGTACTTCCAAAAAATTCATCGGTTCATTTTAGTTTCAATATTTTCTTTGATGCTACCCATGTCAGCATAGGAAGCATTCATACCTGACATACTACCATCATATGTATCGGTGTGCATCACCTCATCATAAGAAGACTTCTCTAAAATTTTACTCTTGATCTCTAACTGCTTTTTCTCTTTCTGAATTCGTCTTAAAAAAGCATAGTATATAATCTGAGTGAAATAAGCAAAAGGATTCTTAGATTTCTCTGGATCAAAATTATCAATGTACTGTAAGCAGTTCTCAATTCCGTCACAGATCATATCTTCACGGAACATGTAATTGACAAAGTTTGGTTTATATGATAGATGTGTAGCAATCTTTAAAAAACATTCACCAATATAATTGGGTACACGAGGACGAGGTTTATCGTTCTCACGAGCATTAATGACTAAGTGTCTATACTCTGTGATAGCAGCAAGAAACTCTTTGTTATTAACGTAGTACTCAGTTTTTTTTCTTGCCATTGTAGATGCCATTATTTCATTCTTCTACCTCACATAAGTGTAGCACGCAGAATGATTTTTGTAAAGGGGCTTGACAAAACCATAAAATGTCAGTAGGATAACTCTGTCAGGGTTCAAGAGGAGGTTAGGCCCTTAGCTCTTCTTATAGATATCCTCTAAAGTATTCTTGGTTTTAGCGATTGACCCTAGATACCCCGAAGCTCTAGGGAGTTTATGACCACCATGCCCAGCTGTTTTACCAGCATCAATTCTCCGACATGTCATAACATAGAACTCTGCAATCTTATCTTCTAGTTCAGACATGGTGATAACACTGGACTTATCAATGATAAACATATTTTCAAAGGTTGCATTGATCCATTCTTTCAAAGAGAATCCAGATACTTCGACATTACCTTTTTTAGTTTTAGCAACTTCAACCAATAGGGGTCTATCGATAAGTACCTTATCTTCATCAGGAAGATAACATACTTTTCCTATGATCTCTTCACCAGAAGATAATTTTATTGTAGCATAAAAATCTTCTTCCATATTATTTGAGGTTGATTCTGATGACTTCGTATTTGAATTGTTCTTCATTATAGATCGTAACTCTTTGGTCTAGATGTTTTAATGTATAATTTTGTCCACCAATATCGTCTGCGATGTCATAGAGTGTGGCAATGTCCTTTCCCTCTCCTCTTCTAAGAACTCTCCCGATGGACTGGAGGTTTCTGATCCGTGATTTGGATGGGCTTGCAAAGACGATATTGTGCAAACGCTTAATGTTGATGCCAGTAGAAAAAGTCCCATAGGACGCAACGATGATAGCATTATGTTCTTCCTCCGTAATTTGTCGTACTTGTTCTCGGTCTTCTACATCGGTTCCTCCGTGTACGAAAAAGGATTTACGCGGAGCCAATATGGAATTATTTATTAAATTAAATAGCGGTTCTCCATGTTTCTCGATATAATTAAAGAGTACTAGGGTATTTCCTTCTAGATCTTTAACTAGATTCTTGATCAGGTTATTCCTACCAACATGACTTACAAGATAGTCTATCTCATCTTGGTAATTATCTAAATACTGAGGAGGGTGCTTACACAAGAGAACTTTGATCCTGAATTTGGATAAGTGACCTTGTTTAATTAAATCATCTGTCTTAGTGACACGATTACAATCACCAAACAATCCTTCAAGTACCCACTTATGTGTTTTACTCCCATCAAGAGTTCCAGTAAAACCAAATCTATATTTGGCATTATGTAACTTAGTCATTATACCAGTTAGTGACTTACTCTTGAATAGATGTGCTTCATCACCAATGACACAATCTATATCATCAAAGTATCTCTTAGGAAATTTGTAAATAGATTGCCAAGTAGATATTATAACTGGTTTATCTGTATTCTTATCCTTACCACTGTATATCTTATGAACATGAGCATCCGCACTCCATCCGTAGTCAACGAAGTCGTTGACCATTTGCTCCACAAGGGAAGTAGTTGGGACGATTATAAGTATCTTCTTTGCGGTGGCAGCATAGTATCTGACTATGGAGTAGATCATAAGAGACTTCCCAGACCCCGTAGGAGAAAGTAAAAGCTTACGATTATTCTTTATAGCCTCGTAGACTGCCTTGTACTGGTAGTCACGAGGTTTTATTTTGGATATTTTATCCATGAAGAATTTGACACCTCTAGGTGAGACAAAATCATTTTCCTCATATACATCTCCATACCACTCATCTTTCTCATAGTCTATCTGGTACTGCCTCTCATCAGCCCACGCATGTAATTTATTAACTAGACCATGATACAATGCACCAGTACCAGGTGAGTACAAACGAATAGTACCATCCCAATACCTATACCTAGGATTCTTTTTTAAATACTTTGCTTCAGGTACTTCAAATGTGAAGTAGTCTGCTAATTCTTTATGGACATGCTCTTCTTCAGAATGAATAGTAATGTATACTTCATTCTTCTTCTTGACTGAGAGGTTTGTCATCACTGTCCATTAATAAACTTCTCCCACTCAATAGCACTCTTGACTTGGAAACCTCTATTTGATATTTGTTTCATTACCTGATCCAACCAATAGAGCATTTGATCTAGGTATTTAATTTTCGCTTCTAGGTTGATGACTTCATCATCAGACTCTACATAGACTTTCATCTTATCTTGAGTTGAGATCCTACTACCAAAAGGTTTTTCAGCATAGACTTTTGCGTCAGCTTCTCCTCC